GAGAATTTCAGGCCAATGTGTTAACCGCAGTGGACCATAGATGCACAGTATATCTAGCCAATGGCAGTGTGGGCAATACCTATACAGTGACCAATCGCATTACCACCACGCAGGGTATACGAGATGAACGCTTTTTTAGAATTATTGTAAAGCAAAGAAGCCTATGAGCGATATCATTGACAGTTTACCTGACATAGAACCCATAGCACATCCCGACGCCGATACAGTGATCAGCACAGGTGAACCACGCCGTAATGGCGCAGGTAGACCGCGCGCTGAAATAGATCAGACCACAGTGATAAAACTGGCTCGTTTACATTGCAACCAAACTGAAATAGCAGAATGGTTTGGAGTTACTGAATCAGTAATTAGACGACGATATGGAGATCTCGTAAAACAATGTCAGGCAGAAACTCGCGCTAGATTGCGCCATGAGCAGATTAAACAGGCCTTGAATGGCAATGTGACCATGCTGATATTTCTGGGCAAAGTGCTATTACATCAGCGTGAAGATGCTGCAGCCGATCAGGATACAGTATTGCCCTGGCAGGACGACGCACTGTAATGGCCCTAAATCCAGGACAACGAGCAGTGGCCTGGGACAGTCACCGTTTCCGTGTGGTGGTGGCTGGCAGACGCTGGGGTAAAACCACCCTGGCCATCAGAGAACTGGCACGCTTTGCTCGGGAACCTGCTAGAACCTGCTGGTATATTGCACCCAGTTACCGTATGGCTAGACAGATAGTCTGGGATAGACTGAAATACAGACTCTACGACCTGCGCTGGATCGCCGATAAGAACGAAAGCGATCTCAGCCTAACATTGCGCAATGGCAGTCGTATCTGTCTCAGAGGCGCAGATAACCCAGACAGCCTGCGTGGTGTAAGTCTTGACTTTGTAATATTTGATGAAGCAGCTATGATTGACCATAGAGCCTGGACTGAAGTAATTAGACCTACCCTTAGCGACCGACGAGGTCATGGTATGTTTATTGGCACTCCTATGGGACGCAATTGGTTTTATGACTTATACCAGTCAGCTAGTCAGAGAGATACTCCAAATTGGTCAGCCTGGACCTATACCACAGCTGAAGGCGGTAATGTTTCAGAGGAAGAAATACTACAAGCACAGGCTGACATGGATATTAGACAGTATAGGCAGGAATATCTAGCCAGCTTTGAAACCTATGAAGGTCAGATCTACTACAACTTTGATCGTGCTGAATCAGTGCAGCAGCAAGCTGCCAGCGCAAATACCATCATAGTGGGCATGGACTTTAATGTAAGTCCTATGACTGCAGTCATTATGCATAGAACCAATCTGGGTCTACATGTGGAATCAGAAATTGTTATATACAACAGCAATACACAGGAGATGGTGGAGGAAATACAGCGCAGATACGCAAATTACACAGTTATGGTATTTCCCGACCCCGCCGGTGTGCAGAGAAAAACCAGTGCAGGTGGTCGCACTGATATCATGATATTACAACAGGCTGGATTTCAGGTAAAATATAGAACAGCACATCCCAGTGTGCGTGATCGCATCAATTCAGTGAATGCCTTATTGTTAAATGCACAGGGTCAACGCAGATTGACTGTGGATCCAGGCTGTCGTAGATTGATAGAAGCCTTGGAAAAACATACATATAGAGAGGATACACTGATTCCCAACAAGGATCAGGGCTACGATCATATTACAGATGCCCTGGGTTACGCAGTGGAATTCCTATTCCCAATTACACGCAACACACAGGACATGCCAGCTGAACCACAGCGTTGGGGTGTTCAAACTGTGACATATAGATGAGTAAATATACTACGAGGACAGCATAATGGTTATCAGCGTCAATTCCAATAAGTTAAACACCAGCACCGTGGACATGGTAACCACAGTGCATCCTGAATACCGGCTGAATATTAACAATTGGCGCTTTTTGCGTGATAGTTATACCGGCGGCCAGGATTACCAAAATGGTCTATACCTAACTCGTTATCAGTTCGAAAGCGAAGAAGACTATCGCAATCGCATACTGCAAACACCTCTGGACAATCACTGTAAAAGTGTTATCCATGTTTATAATAGCTTTATCTTCCAGTTGCCCATACAGCGAAACTGGGGCACACTGGGTAATGATCCCGGTCTTGAATCTTTCCTACAAGATGCAGACCTAGAAGGGCGTGCACTGGATGCCATAATGCGTGATGTTAACATACAGAGCAGTATATACGGGCATTGCTGGATCATAGTGGATAAACCACAGGCACAGGCTGGCACTAGAGCCCAAGAACTCAGTCAAGGCATTAGACCCTACATTAGCGTAATAACTCCGGAAAATGTCCTGGACTGGGCATATACCAGACTGAGTAATGGTCTATACCAGTTAACATATCTCAAAATCCTAGAGAACGATGGCTATCTGGGCTACAGTGATCGTGACACTGTATATACCAGAGAATACTATCCAGATCGCGTTGAGCTTAGAGCCTATCAGCCACGCGAACCCCAGGGCACTACCTTGGAGGTAATACCAAATCAATTGCAGGTTATACCCGCAGTTTGTGTTTATGCCAGCCGCAGTCATCGTAGAGGTATAGGTGTCAGTGATATAGCTGATATTGCACAAATGCAAAGAGCTATCTACGACGAATTAAGTGAAATAGAACAATTAATTCGTATCAATAATCATCCCAGCCTGGTAAGCACCATGGATGTGCAGGCCAGTGCGGGTGCCGGTGCTAGAATTATCATGCCCGAACATCAGGATAGTGGACTAAAACCCTATTTGTTGCAGCCCAGCAGCAGTAATCTAGAAGGCATCATGAGCAGTATACGCACCAAGATAGAAGCCATAGATCGCATGGCCAACATGGGCACAGCTCGAGGTAATACCACACGCACACTGAGCGGTGTGGCCATGGATACAGAATTTCGTCAGCTGGAAGTGAAACTCAGCGAAAAAGCCGACAATTTAGAATATGCCGAAGAGCAGATGTGGAGATTTTGGGCGCTGTTTCAGGGCCGTGTCTGGGATGGAGAAATCGATTATCCCAATTCATTTAATATGCGTGACCGATTGCAGGATCTTACCATAGCTGAACGCAGTCTAGCTCTAGATCCCACAAATCCACATGTAATGCGTGCTGTGCGTGAAATTATCAGCGATGTAATTACAGATGAATCCGAATTGGCTGAAAGCATTGAATACTGGCAACCTGCATACGCACAACCAGTACAGGCCAGTATACCAGACAGAACTGATATCAGAGGCAATCCAATTAGTCCAGATCTACCTGAAGCTTACCAGCCTGCACAGGGCGCTGAACAGTGTGATAATTGCGAATACTATGATGACGGTCGATGTCAGCGTTGGAACGGTGCACAGGTCGAGCCAGATTACTGGTGTGCTAAGTGGGAACCCATTAAGATGCACACTGGCGGCAGGAAATAAAGGTATAAATAATTGCTACATACCGGTTAGATACCGGGTTATACTCAACAAGAGGACAAGATGACAGACAACCAATTAGTGGGCGGTGATACTGAATCCGGCGATGAGCAAAATCAGGATGCACGACTTCGTTCTTTCACACAGGATGAAGTTAATGAAATTGTAAGTGAACGAGTGGCCAAGGAGCGCAAACGATTTGAACAGCGTTATCGCAATGTGGATCTCGATCGTTACAACAAGCTAGTAGAAGCCGAAGAGAACGGTAGGATGCAAGCAGCACAAACCCGTGCAGAATTTGAATCCATACTACAGGAAACTGTGGGCAAAAAGGACCAGACCATTAAGCAATTGCAGGCTGAAATACAGAATGTGAAAATTGATGGTAGATTGTTGGATTTAGCCAGTCGTAATCGTGCGGTTAATCCCAGTCAGGTGGTTCAATTGTTAAAGGATCAGGTTCGTCTTAATGAAGGCGGTGAAGTGGAAGTAATTAATCCCCAAACTGGCAAATTAAGATATACGGAGAAAGGGCAAGGTATGGATCTGGCCCAATTCGTCACAGAATGGTTAGACCAGAATCCACATTTTGTTCAGGCTACACCTGCAGGTTCAGGCACACAAAGTCAACGCGGAGGCACAGGCGCCGGTGCAATTGATATTACAAAATTGAACATGGATAATGCTGCGGACCGCAAACTATACAAAGAGTATAGACAACAACGCCAACACTAAGGAGATTAAAAATGGCCAATGATACCACAATCAACAGTGAATTATTCACGAACCTATTGGGCGACGCACAATTTGCAGCATATGAAAACAGCGTAGCCCGTCAAATCGTTACTGCATTAACTTACCCAGCTAATGCCGGTAAAGTTTTACAAATCCCAGTATATGCATCAGTAAGTGCAGCTGACCTCACAGAAGGCACTGAGGCTACACAAGCCAACACCAACACTACCAGTGTAAGCTTAACACTAGCTGAAATCGGAACTTATTTCCAAGTTACCGACCTTTTGCGTGACAGCGCACAACGCGATGTTATCGCTGACCTAGGCCTACAAGCCGGTCGTGCAATTGCAGAAAAAATGGATACTGGTGTTTTCACTCAATTTAGTAACTTCGATGAAATTAGCTCAAAT